ACCTTGAGCTCGGCGATCCTCAGCATGCCCTCACCCCCGTGCGGCCTGGCGGATCGCCTCTCGATAGGAGGCGACCAGTTGGTCCCAGGTCCCTGTCCGGCCGGCGGTCGCGAGCTCCGCCACCGCGCGCTGGGCCCGCTGGAGCGCCTGACCGGAGAGGCGCCCGAGTTCGCCTTCCACCAACGCGGCGAGGTCTGGGTCCCGGATGACGGCGCGCTGCGCGCTCGGTAGACTCATGGCACTGCCTCCTCGGGCGGCTGCCCGGCTGGAATCGGGCCCGATTGGAACGGCCGGAGATAGACCGCCTGACTCGGGTCCGGCTCAATGCCTAGCATAGCCTGGGCCTGATCGACACGCAAGATCCCTGCCTGCACGAGCCTGACGACGCGGTCGGCCAGCGCCTGCTGGTCCTCGATGAAGGCCGCGGCATGGCTCGCATCAAACCGGAGCCGCCATTGCTCAGGCTCGTCGGCATAGATCGGCAGAAGATGCTCACCCGCCTGACGGGCCAGGGACGACTGGATCGGGCCCAGGCACGCCACCCAGGCGAGCCTGACGAGCTCGCGCAAGGTAGCCCCCACATGCGTCGCTTCCATGCCGGCGCCGAAGCCGACCACGGCCGCCGGGAGGCCGAGCATGGCGCAGACCCGCTCCTCGCTCACGTTCCGCAAGCTCGGAAGCATTAGTCCCTCAGGATTGAAGCCGAACTGCTTGACTTCCGTCGGAATGCCTAACACCAGCGCTTGGCCGCGCTTCGCCCCAGTGAAGCGTTCCTGGAAGTAGCGCTTGAGCGCCTCGACCTGCTGCTCGGTCGGGCGCGCGTTCGGGTCCGCGGGCGCTACCACGATGCCGGGAACCCCCATGTTCTGCAGGATCGTGCGGGTGAAGGCGGCCGCGTCTTCGTCGGCCTCGATCTCGCGCCACATCGAGGCGAAGGGACTCCACCCCAGCCGGCGATCGGTGGGGTCAAGGCCAAAGCGGAAGTGCACCACGTCCCGCGGCGGATGCACGGCGATAGCACCGCCGCGCTGCCTGACCTCATAGGCTGCGATCTCGAGGTCCTGGTTCTGCGGCAGCAGGCGGACATCGCCGTCGGGCATGAAGTCAATGGCCTGGATGAAGCCCAGCTCGTCGCGGCGGAGCAGCCAGTAGGCGTTCCCTGTCACGAGGAAACTGGCCACGGTCGCCTGCCAGAGGGCGTCAGAGCCATAGAGGTTATTGGGACGCCGATCGAGGAGCTGGATCAGGGGGTGGCGCGTGTCTCGAGCCCAACGAATCCCATCCCAGCGCTCGACCACGATCCGGGCCTCGCAAAACGTCCGCATGATCCAGGCGACGGGGGCCATGAGGACGCCAGCGGCACGCAGGGCCGTCGAGGGACCGGCGAGCGAGGATGATGGAGCGAGGCGAGCGTCATAGAAGGGTGGGTCAACGCTGAAATCGTGGGCTTTCGCGGCAGCGGCACGGGTCCGAAGGAGGCGCCACAAGTCTACAAGAGCCATCCACCCCCCCCCTGCCGATGGGCGCCCGCTCGCGCCAGCGCCATCGCTAGCCCCACGATGCCGTCAATCCTGCTGTGCGAGCGCGCCTTGTCAGGCTTCACGTTGCCCGCCGCGTCCTGGGCGACGCGTAGATTGGTCGCCATCCAGCGGAGCACCGGGTGGCCGCCGTGGCGCAGCTTGCCACCCACGACGCAACCCTCGAGGAACCGCATGGGCGCCGTCATGCTGGCGTAGCCCTGCCCCATCGGGACCACGGTGAGGCCATCCTGCTGGAGCGCCGCGGTGAGCATCGCGGCATTCCAGCGGTCAATCGCGACCTCCCGGATGTGATAGGCCCGCGCCAAGGCGATGAGCTCCTGATGGATCAGCCCGTGATCAATCATATCTCCGGGGCTGGCATGGAGCAAGCCCTGTCTCACCCAGAGCTCATACGGCGCGCGGTCGCGGAGGCCGCGCCGCTGGAGCTGCTCGCCAGGCACCCAGAACCGGCACCGTACCGCATAGCTGCCGTCAGGCAGTGGGAACACCAGGACGAGGGCCGAGAGGTCGGTCGTGCTGGACAGGTCGAGCCCCGCATAACAATCCTGGCCCAGGAGCTCCGTATCGGGCACGTCGGCGCCACAGCGATCCCAGGCATCGAGCGGCAGCCACTGACTGGCCCCCTCCTCCAGCCAGTCATTGAGATGCAATCGGCGAAACAGGAGCTGGTCGGCGAGGCTCTGCTGCGCCCGACGATAAGCCGCCTCGATATACTCCTCGCTGAGCGTTGTTCCGAGCCCGGGATTCACGCGGGCCCAGGTGGCGCGATCGTCCCAGCGCTCCCCTGGCTCGACGGCGTAGATCACCGAGAGCCAGGTGGGGTCCGGGATGACACCAGCAGCCACCTTGCGCGCATAGTCCTTGATCTGCCATGCGATGCTCTGCGCGTCGTCGCCGGCCGTGGTAATCGCCACAACAGCCGGCTGGCGCCGGGACCCTTGTGCCGTGGTGAGCACATCCCAGAGCTCCCGACCTGGGAGCGCGTGCAGCTCGTCGACGATCACCGCGTGCGGATTGAGGCCGTGCTTGCTGGGCACATCGGCCGAGAGCACGCGGTAAAAGCTCTCGGTGCTCGGCACTGCAATCTCGCGGCGATAGACCTTGCACCAGCCGGCGAGGGCCGGGCTGGCCCGGATCATGGCAGCCGCGGTGTCGAAGATGATCGCGGCCTGATTGCGATCCGCGGCCGCGGAGTACACCTCCGAGCCCGGTTCGTCATCGGCTAACAGAAAGTAGAGCGCAAGTCCCGCTGCGAGCGTCGACTTCCCATTCTTCCGCGGGAGCTCGAGATACACTGTGCGGTACTGGCGACGACCATCTGGCAGCAGTGTGTCGAGAAAGGGGCGCACGACTCGATCGGACTGCCATCCGCCGAGCGCGAATGGCTGCCCGGCCCACTGGCCCTTGATGTGCCTGAGCCAGCCGAAGAAGCGGACCGCGCGATCGGATGGGCGCCAGGTCAGGCCATCCATGGCCCTGCCAATCCCTCCGGTACCACGCCAGGCGCACGCGGCGCCTCCCCGCGCCGCTCAGCCTCGGTCACCCGGCGGTGGCACCCCCGGCAGAGCGGGCGCAGATTCGTGGGGTCCAGCCGCCGAGATGGATCGACCGCGATCGGGACGATGTGGTGCACCTCAGTGGCCCGCACCCACCGACCCTCCGCCTCACAATCCGCACAGAGCGGATGCCGCCGCAGGATGGCCAGGCGCAACCTGCGCCACGCGCCATCGTATCCGCGAGACGCCGCCGACCCGCGCAGATCTGGCGCACGCTGCTTCCCGTGCCGCGGACAGGCCTCGCCACGCGCCACGAGGAACGGACATCCGGGCACCCGGCATGGTAGCGGCGGCAACCTAGGCATGGGTGACCCGGCGCGCCCACGGCATCGGCACCTCCGCGTGGCACGACTGACAGAGCCAGGCCATGGCCCGCCGATCCCGCTCCAGGCTCACCCACTGATACGGGTCCTGCGCCACGCGGCCGCACCGCGAGCAGAGCCGAGTGACCCGCGTCACCTGGACCAGCGGCGCGAAGAGGGCGAACGGCCGCCGGCGGCCATTCGGCGGCGGCGTGAGACATGGTATCCAGCGGAGCGAGGCGCCGAGCTGATCCTTCAGGGCATGCTGCACCGGCGGCTCAATGATCCCCAGCGCATGGCGCACCCGTGCCAGGTGCGTCAGATTCACCCGGCTCGTCACCCCCGGCGGACCCGCCACCTCGAGCACGATGTCTCCCGGACGCATGCGCACCTCCTTGCAGAACGACCTCTGCGAAAATGGGCTCTGGCTCCAAGGCGAGGACATCCGCCCGGATCGCCCTCCAGTGTGCGAGATATTCGGCCCAATCTGCCCAGGGCCCACCGCGACCCGGCGCCCAGCCCGCAAGAAAGTCAAGGCGCCTCGGCGGTGGAAGATCGGCCCATGCTGCGAAGCGGGGCGCACGACGCTCGCGGCGGCGCAGCCGACGCATCGCGGCTACGTCGTGCCGTCGCGCCGAGGCGGTCGCGTGTCAGGCACAGCGAGATCGAGCCCCAGCTCGCGGACCAGCCGGGCGAATGCCAGCAGACTCTGGCGCTCGATCTGGACCTCCGGACGCATGCGCGGCTGGCCCTCTGCGCCCGCGTAGGTCATGCCCTGCTCCTCCAGGACCCGGCGGGCCAACGACGCGCGATCCCAGGCCCTGCAGGCCGCCTCGAGCAGGCGTAGATGGTGCGCCTCGAGTTCGTACGTCCGCACGATTGTGCGCCACCACCGGGCAGTCTCCGGCTGCAAGCCGTTAGGGGTCCGCATCATCGCGCTCTCCCCCGCCTCATGAGAGCCACGACTCGCGGCCAATCCTCGACCGGCAAGGTGAGGATGGCGAACCAGGGACTCGCAAACGTGCGTCCCCGGCTGTAGCGACTCGGGAGCTCCGCGCAATTGTAGCAACGGCGGAAGAAGTAGACCCGTGGGCGCCCCGGTTCGATCGGAGCGGTTCTCCAGCGGGTCGAGCGCTGCACGATAAAGTCGCCCTTGGACAGCGGAAACGGGACGATCGGCGGCGTGAGCGCCGGACCGAGCGATCCGTAATCTACGAAGGATGCATGCGCAGGGTTGCCCTTGAGGACCGAATCTGGACGGATTCGGATGTGCCACCAGGCCTCACGGAAACCGATCTGGAATGCCGGCGCCAGGAACGGGTCGGCCAGCTCGGTATCAGCGACAGCGCGCACAACGAGCTGGGACGTGTGCAGAGCCGCGGAGATCACGCTGTCGGCCGTGGCACCGGGCAGGGGCACCATGTCCGGCGGCGGTGCGCGGCCCGGCGAGCACGCGCAGACAATCGCCATCGCGGACACCAGCATGCGGGTCATCGGCAAGGGAACATACGGCGCCCGGGCCGCCCGCGCAACATGGCGGCGCCGAGGCGTACACCAGTCCCTTGACAGCACCCGGGCGCTAAGTTACATTGTGCGCCCGCGCAACATGGCGGCGCCGAGAACCGTGCACCGGGGGAGGCGCCGCGCGAAGTTTTGGCGCCGGTCGGTCCAGGAGGCCGGCCCGGGCCAAGAACCAGATCCCGGTATCCCCATCCAGTAGAAGCCTCGGAAGCGACCGGCAGTGTCGGGCGCGGCCGGGCACTTCCGGAAGTGCCCGGAAGTGCCCGGAGTGACCTGGGAGTGACCGGGAGGGGCGGGAGTGACCGGGGAGTGCAGCGGCACGTCGCGCCATGAAATGGCTCTATCTCATTATCCCGCAAATGGTTACACGGAGGCATTTCACCATTTCAGACCATTTCACACCCGGGTGAAATGGTCTATGTTATTGTAGTGGCTACACTTACGCAGAGGCATTTCACGGGAATGGCGGGGCGGGGTGGATATTTTTTGCGCCGGCGCCCGGCAGGTTTGCGCGCGCCGTTTCGCGGTCTGCGGCCATCGGGCGCCGCGCACGCGCCATCCTGGCGGACACCTGGTGCATCCCGTGGACGGCGAGATGTACGAAAAATGGGCACTAGTGCGCTCTATTACATCATAATGATTGAAGCAATCTGTATGCCACGGCGCAACGTTCGCATCTGGTGACGCAGCCTAAGTCTAGGTCGGATAACGGGTTACGTGCCACCATCTCCCTCGTGTTCCTGGCGGTAGTATGCGGCTAAGTTGTTGTCGGATAATAAGATGCGCCGCCTAACAAGTGTCTGCAAATTCTGCTATACCTTCCCGCAGTCGTCGCTAGAAAAATATCTCCCCGGCGGCCAGGTGCGATGAAATGCCTGCGCCTAAGTCTATGGCACACCTATAGATACACCATTTCACCCGCCTGTGAAATGGTCTGAAATGGTGAAATGCTGCGCCGTAAGTTATTGCCTTGTATAGACTTAGAACCATTTCACCGATGCAACGGCGCCAGGGCGATGAGATCGCACTGGCGCCGATCTTGACGCCACCGCGCAGATGCCGTAATGTGGCGTCCCCCCACCACTAGCCACAGCGGCCAGCGAGAACATCAGGAGAACAGCCCATGGTGCCGATAGTTGGCTGGATTACCCTCTGCCCGCGGCCCTCGACGAAGGATGGGCTCGCCCTTGCCGGCCGGCTCTTCCGGGATCGCGCCGAGCTCGGCTGTGTCATCTTCGCATCGACAGTGCCGGCCCGGATACTCATGCGGGACGTCATTGCCAGCTCTCTCGAGCAGGCAGGACTGAAGCCCGAGCCGCCCGACTTT